GTACCAGTCGTAACTCATTTGGACTAAATCATTAACAAATTTATCGCTTGCTAATTTTTTCTTAGTGAATTTAATTTCACCAAGCGCATCGTCAACTAAAAGCATTTTCTTTTTATTTTGAATCAGCTGCTGGCATCCCGCTAGCACCTCCATGACTTTGTGCACAATTGTGCCAAGCTGTGCTTTTTTACCGGATGTAGACTGATGGCCCAAGGTGTATGTCAAAAAATATTGCATTTGACAAAAAGAATAGTTATTAAAACTAGAACTTCTTATATACGTAACTAGCATGTGAACTCCAATTTATTAGAAATGTTTTCTATCTGACTAAAGAGACTCTTTAGCCCCTCTGTGTTATCTACGATGAAATCAAAATTCTTCCAGTCGTATCTATCTTTGTCCAGAGCACATTCACTTGAGTGCTCATCGTTTTGAAACTCTCTTGTGAGTCTTATTACTTTACCTCCGGCTTTCTGCACCGCCTCTACCTCATTAGGAAAACGAACATCGGCTAATATAGCCAGACTGCTTTGTTCTCTTTTTATGGTATTGATTGTGTAGTCAACCCACACGTTGGTATGCATTTTTCTCATTACGTCTGTTCCAAAATATTGTAGTAACTCTCTGCTGGTCATCAGACCTCTATCTGTATTGAGGCTACTATTCTGCCACGTTGGCATATTTTCCCATTCGATGTTAGACAGCGTATTCTTTTCTTCGTCTGTCCCATAAGCTTGAGCAAATGATAACCCAAAGAATTGCATACATAGGTTTTTTAATCCGTCAGCAAAGCTATAAAGCTTTACGTGGGGCCATAAGTTATGGTGCGCATAATCAACAAAGTTGTTGTCCTTTCTGGTGATGTCCAAAACTCCGTACTCTTCATCGCCACTAACAGCAGTCTTGATAATTAGCTGTCCCTGCTCATTAATCTCAAAGTCTTCAATTATATTTTTAGACTTTAATATAACGCCATGAATATAGTTTGCCGCAGTATTCTTGCCTGACTGCTTTTTACCAGATATTCCTATAATCTTAACCATCAATACATTCCTCCTAGTTGAGGTAAAATACTCTCTTCTATTTGTTTGACTGTCATATCTCCAACATCCTTAGTAGACATCCTAGGAAATATAACCTTGAACATTCTGCTCATCTCTCTTTGTATCTTCACCTTAGATTCTCTCCCTGCTTGATCGTTGTCCGTCAGAATAATGAGCTTCGTGACCCCACTGCCTTCAAGGATAGTTTTCTGCTTTAGACTTAGAGACTTTCCAAATATGCTTATAGCATTGTTAACGCCAGCCTCATGAAGTTTCCAAACGTCTCCCTGACCTTCTGTTATAAACAGACACGATGTCTCCTTAGCCTTCTCTATGGCTCTGTGGTAATTGTATAGATACTTATTTTTATTAAAGCCTTTGGTGAATAAAAACTTTGGCTTGATGAAATCTCTAGTAGACCTACCTATGTACGCTACAACCTTAGAGCCATCAAGAGAATGTACTGGTATAATTGCTCTAGCAACCATAGACGATTTTTTTTGCACACAATCTCCCACCTCAAAGTGCAACATCGTACCTTCTGAAAAACCTCTCTTTTGAAAGTAGTCGGAAGGATGTGCTACGTTGCAATCTATAATGGCTTCCTGATCTTCTGGCTCTTCTAATTTTTCGCTGGAAAAGACCTTAACCATTGATACAAAGTGATCATCTTCTTCCTTCTTTTCTACAGTAATCTGGCTACTGTCAATGTTGAGTATTTTACACGACCACTTTAGAGCGCCACTAAAACCCACATCCTCATCCTTTTGCAAGGACAAAACCCCTCGGATTAGGCCGAAAATATCATTACCGTTTTCCTCGTGGCAACCTCTAGTCCAGCAGCTCCATATACCTCTATCAGTATTGTAAGAGAAGCTGTTTGGGTTGTCGCTATCCTCATGCACTGGGCAAGAGCAAGTAATGTTTTCTCCATTCTTTTGGAAATCTATTTCAAGCTCACTGAAAATAAGCTCTAGGTTACTCCCAAGGAGCTTTTTGATCCTCTTCAAGTCCATCTTCTGCAACCTCCTCGTTAACATTATCTAAGTCTACACCCTCAATTAGTCCAGTGTCATCCACTGGCATAACTAGGAACTCGTTTCTTGTCCTAAGCTCTTCAAGTTTTGCGTATTCTCCGAGCATCCTAACATTGATGTAGTCACCGTCATCAAGACCAGCACCATGTCTAGAGACAATAGGAACTAACTTTCTATTGCCAGCCCGTGGCCCATCCTCAGCCAGCTCTTCTGGAGATTTAATTTTGAATATTGAGAATGAAGTACAAAGCCATATGAGTCTATCTGAACCGCTAACTGCGTCTGTGGACTCTTTTGTTATGCCGTCACGATTTAGCTGAACAAAAGACAAACATGGGAAGTCGTACTTAACCGCTAAGTTATGTAGGTTGGTAATCTGGAAGCCAAGAGCTTGGTACTCCTGTATATTATTTGTAATGGAGTTTGATGACATCAATTTCAGGTAATCATATACTACTACACAGTCGTTGGTTCTTCCGTTTTCATCTTGCTTAACGTCTTGGATAATCCATCTTTTGATAATGTTTACTATCTGCTCAAAGGGTTTGCCCGCAACGCTTACATAGTTATAAGGCATTGCTTCAATCTGACTTACTGCTTCATGCACTCTTTGGTTTTTCTCATCGTCCTCTATAAACTTACCTGTTGCCACTTCATTGATTGGCACTCCGCTAAGGTTTGCAATAATCCTATTAAGGTGATCCTCTTTAGACATCTCAGTGTCTAGCACTAGGACTGGAATTCCATTAGTTGCCACGTTAACGGCGACGTTATCAGCAAAAACACTCTTACCAACCTTTGGTCTCGCTGCAACCAAGTCAACACATTTACGTCTGAGGCCTCCACCAATAGCTGCGTCGTATCTTGGAAACCCAGTAGGCACACCAATGACATCACACTTATTTTCACTTAGATATTGAAGGTAGTCTTGTATCCCATCGCCTATTAGCTCAGGTCTTTCGCCTCCATCATCCTCTCTCAAAAAGTCCATGACGGGCTCTTCAAGTAGCTGTATGATATCATCAATGCTTTCGCTACCATTTATACCATCAACGTCCTTATGGATATTAGTGGTTAGCTTTTTAATTCTTCTGGCAAACTCAAACTTCTTGATCTGCACTGCGAAGTTTAATATGTTTTTTTGGCTAACTGGAAATTCAAAGAGAGACTTGATATACTGAAGCTCTTGCTTTGTCTCAACCCTTTCGGTATGTCCAAGTTGAGAAGCTGCTGATAGCACCGCTGGTAAGTCAACACTAAGATTATCCTCAACAACCTTTTTAACACAATTAAATAGTATTTGGTTGTTAGGGAGGCCAAAAGTGTGCGAATCAACTATGTCTGCAACTTCAACATAAGCATCAATGCCGAACTGAAATAGCCCTGCCAGCAATGCTCTTTCTGCTCCAGCGTCTGTTAAGTGTTGTTCCATCTTATCTTCCTGTACAGTTATTGCAACGAATAAATTCACCACTTACTAAGCTGGGGTGAATGCTAAATTTTTTGCCACAGATATGACAAATCCTCTCTACATTACTCATTGCTTGTCTAGTTCTAGGAGTAAGGTTAACGTCTGGAGTTTCCACTTCTGACATCTCTCCTGTATCTTTCCACTGATTATCCCCCGCTTTAACGGGCTCTTTTCTAGGGCCTTTATATCCTTTTCTAACAATCTTGAAATCGTCTCCGATCACAATACCGTCTTCGGATTCTTCAGTAACCTCTTCGTTGGCTTCGTCTCCAAGCTTTTCAGCGAGTAGCTTTTGGAGTGCCTCAATGCTTAAATCTTCTGGTTTCATAGTCTCTTTGCCCTCTCGAATAAAATATCGCCTTGACGTTTAAGTTCGTATGTCTTGCCCTCTAAGGACTGCAATCGGGACTCTGCAACTATTCGCATCTGATCCACGCTTGCGGCATAACTGTTTTCTCTTACAATGATTTGTCTCTTGACATCATGTTTGGTATATTGATCAAAGTTGTCTAGGTTGGCGGCAACCAGTTTCTCTATTTGGTCGTTACACCAGCTTAAAGCAACTTTGTTTTTGTTGACTTCATCTTGAATATAGGTAGAGTAACCATACAGAAGGTACGCAGTATCATACATGTCCTGAGATGTCATTTTTGACATATCGTCTTTCGTGAGATTGGTACATACTATGTACTCAGCACTGAAAGAAGAGTAAGATACGTTGGACATTGCCACGTACTCTTCTATAGATTTGATATGCTCTGCTAGCCTATCAGATGCCTTTAATTGTGTCTCTCCACTCATCGTCACCTCCTGAATATTTCAATGTTACAAGTTCAATGTTGTTCAGTTCACACCATTCTATTTTATCTTCATCTCTGGCTTTTGCAAGTAAAAAATCTGCCTTTGTGTTATGAAAAAATGGTATATGTTCGTAATGCTGTCTCCCATGCACCTCAAAAGCTTTGTTTATATTTGGAATAAAAAAATCTACATACAAAACAGACTTCTTATTTGCAGAGGTACTTCCGGGAAGTTTCACCTCTTCTAAAACCCTGTAGCTGTGGTAAGTCTCTCTTATTAACTGTCTAGCTCTGATGTGGTGCTTGGATCTCTTACGTTTGTCATTGGCCTTTACGTCGTACTTTGAGAGGTTCAAATTGTACTCTCTACCGTTTAGGCCTACTACCTTCAAAACAGCTCCTTAACCTGCATATATATAAAATCACAAATAATTGGGTGTTCGTTTAGGAACTCAGAAAGATTATTAACACCCTGAAACTTGAAGAAACGTTCAATGTCTTCTTCTTTTTCTCCAACTTCATTATCTTTTAGCACCTTGGCTATTACCGGATCTGTAGCTTCGTCTAAAGCGCACTGAATGGTGTACCAAGCTCCCGCTGTTTTGATAAGTCTAAACTCACATGCTATCTGAACTACCTCCTGCACCTCGTCTAGGCCTATTCCGTAGCGTATCCAGCTCTCTGCTGTGGAGTTTGGTGTACCACCTGCGTTCGATGTCTTAATGTTCCAGTTTGCGATTTGACCCACGTGCGGGCCTGTCTGAGTCGGAACCTGCCACTTTCCACGGTGTGTAATAACCATGTTAGTGCCAGCTTGATATTGCAACATATTGCCACAGTCAGCCATCTTGAGAGGTGAGAACCTACTACCTCCAGTGTTTGCAATGTTGTGGGTTATACAGATGACAATAGTCTTATTCTTGGTGATGGAGCCACCGATGCGCTTGAAGAACATCGATAGTAGCCTCGGCAATGCATTACGAACGCCGGTTCTAACTTCACCCTCAAGTTCAATCTTAGGAACCATGTTTGACATGGAGTCAACGATGATAAGGCACTCAGGATCATTGTTAATATAGTATTCAATGATATTCAGAAAATCTTCTGCCGATAGGATCCTATCATCCGTAGACTCTACAATGAGAATCTTATCTGCGTCTAGCCCTTTTATACCCTCAAAGTTCTGCTTTGCTAATCTACCCTCTGTGTTGGCGTAGATAACCTTCTTGCCAATAGATTGACATTTAGCAGCAAAGTGTAGAGCTGTTGTAGTCTTGCCACTCTTTGGGTCTCCAGTCATAACGACACAGCTACCCTCTCTTAACCCTCCACCCAGCGCTATATCTAATGCTGGGGAGATACCGATGACTTGTAAGTTATTGAGGTTTTCTAATACCTCAGATCCAGTTCTTACAACGTCTCCGTAAGTTTTAACAACACTACTACTTACAGCATCTTCGGTGAACTTATTTGTCTTTTTCTTTTTCGCCATCAATATTCCTCAATCTTTGCAAACTTGATTTCTTTCCATAGGAAGACGACCGAGACTTCGGTTGCTCCTGTATATCTATTATAGCAATTTCCTTCTTTTCAGACTCGATTATTTTCTGATATTTCTGAATAACTGCCTCAATGTTTGGAAACCTAAGAGAGTATGCTCTACTTAGCTCTTTAGAATTGATAGCCTTAACTATGGCAGCGCACGGATATTTCGCCGCTAACCGATTAGCAAGAATAACCTGAAACGAATAAGTCTTTTTCCACTTCTTCGTGTTCCAGAATTTATAAGATTGTGTACCTTCGTTTTCTTTTTGAGCCATGCGGGTACACATAATTTCAGCAATATATTGGGCGCATGTGCAATAATCCCCCGTAGATGGGGAAATGTATTTGCTCTTATCTGTTCTTTCCTTTGTCATTATAAATCGTAGCCTCTTCAAAACAACCTTCAATAGTATCTTCGTATTCTTTTTCTACAATAAGCTCTGGCTTGAGCCACATCTTTTTATATACAATATTATTCCTTAGAACACCAACTGTAAAATACTCTTTGGACTTTTGACCAACTTGTCCCATTACCGACCTAACAAAGTACACGGCTTCAGCGTTGTCTACATCGTAGGGTTCTACATGTGATCTAAATTGCAACTCAAACTTTTCGACGCTCAAGTTACTATCTTCACACATCGACTTGATACTAAACCAGTCTTCGTAGTCTGAAAAATAGAACTCGCTGCCGTTAGAAAGTGTTGTATGAACAAATACTTCCCTCTCTGCTGCGTCTCTAAGTGCTTGTTTAAACTCTTTTTTATTAAGTAGCATCTC